AATGATCAACAAAGAAAAGCATCTTTAATTGTAGCAGCTTTAGGTAATGAAGCAGCAGCAGGGGAAGATGGTTGGTCTGAGAACTGGAGCGGTTTCAGCACACTAATAACAAGCATGACAGGATCATAATTATAGAGGAACTAAAAGATGGGATTATTAAGTAAAATAACACCAAGATTTTTCAAGACAACAGTAAGGAAAGTAGGTAAAGCAATTAAATGGGCAACAAAGCCTATTAGAAAAGTACTAAGAAAAGTTTTAAAGCCTATTGGAAAAGCTTTTGATAAGCTTGGTTGGGTAGGAACATTAGCTTTAATGATTTGGGGAGGACCTATAGGTGCTTGGTTTGGTAATTGGATGAGTACAATGGCACAAGGAGTTATGTCGATGTTACCAACAGGCGCCGCTACATTTTTACAATCAGTTGGTAATGGTATTATGAAGGCTGCTAATTTTGGAAAGTCTATATATAAAAGCATAACGGATGTTTTTAAACACGGCTTAAATAAAATTGGACAGGCTTTTGGTATGGCAGATCCTGGAAAATTAATGTTTAGTAAGGAAAAGTGGATGGCTGGTGAAGGTTTAGGATTTAAGCCTGGCACTAAAGCAACGTGGGGAATAGGCGCTCCATTAAAAGAAAAAACACTTACTGGCGCTCTTGATGAGTGGGTACATAGAAGTTTACTAGGTCAAAAAGATTATCAATCTTCGCCATTATTTACAACTACTGGAGAGCCATTAGGTCTTGACGGTCTTCCTGGTCAACAAAAACAACCAACCACACGACAAGAAGTTTGGTCACCAGAAGAATTAGAATTTAAAGTGCCTGAAGTAAAGCCTATAACAGGTGTTGATGTGGCAGTAGATGCAATAGATCCAGTAACAAAATTACCTGTTGGTGTGGAGGAAATTAAACCGACATTGAATTTTGAAGATGCAAAATGGAAAGATCCAAGCCTATTAGCGCCAGAAAAAAGCAGATGGCAGCAGTGGCAGGAAAGAAGAAAGACACCGCTTAAGGATTTTTATGATGATACATTTGATCCTAAAGTAGAAGCCTATAAAAAATCTACAATTGGAAAAACAATAACCTATGGAACGTCAGGTTATGGTGCATATGCAGCAATTAGAGGAACGCCAGATTATGAACAACCTTTTTATAATGAAAATATAGGAATATCTAATGCTATGCTTCAACAAACTGAACAGCCTACTTATATGGATACTTTAGCTTTTACAGGAGACTCTGCACAACCAACAGATACATTTACTACATTAGCAGAGCGCTATTTAACAGGCTTTGGTTATGCTCCACCTACAGGACAAACAGATTATTTTAATCATGCAATGCAGATGCCTGGTTACGGATATACATTTGATCAATATTTATATGATAATGCAGGGAATTATGGATAGGAGTAAAAAATGGCAATAGAACAACCACCACAAATTAACATGTTCGAAGGAGCAATACCTGGTCAATCTATGACAGCAAGTCCTGAGAGTAAGATGAAGTGGGATGGACCGCCTAAATATGCTGGCTTTAGAGAAGCATCAGAAGCTATGTTTTTAGAGTTATTAGAACCAGAAACATTAAAATCTATTGTAACTTTATTACAAAGAGATATACCTGTTTCGGAAATTACTAGTATAGTATTGATTACTGGTTTTTCAGAAGGAAAATATAATCCTGATTTATTAATGATGTTAATAGAACCAACTATGTATTTTATAATGGCAATCGCTGATCGTTTTGGAATAGATCCAAAGATATACAAAGGCGAAGAGGAAGAGTATGATTCAGATATGGATAGCGATATTTCAGCAGAAGAGAATAGAGAAGACATAGGCGCAGGAATACAGAAACTATTTACTAATAAAAACACATCTCCTAATCTTAAAAATACAATTAGTAAATCTGAAATAGCACAGAAATTAGCTGCTATAGATACTGAAAGTTTAATGGCTAAGCCTGAAGAAGAACCAATACCCACAAACTTATTAGAACAAAGGAAATAAAATGCCAGATTTAAATAATTATAAAAATATGTCTATGGAATCATTAGGCAGTATGTTGATTAGTCAAAAAGCTGCGGGTGAAAAAAGAATTAGAAGAAGAACACGCAAAGATGATAAAATAAATAAAATACTTGCTGTTCTTTTAGGCGGGCAAGCTATGTTTAAAGCAGCACTTAAAGATAGACTACTTGAAGTAGACCAATTAGAGCTAGTACAAAAAATGTCTGACTCTCAAGCAGCAACCGAAATGCAATCAATAGCGCAGATATATGGCGGATTAGATAAGGACTTTTTATTGGCAAATGATGCTTGGGATAAATACCAAGATTATGATAATAATGCCGAGCAGATTAATATATTTAGAGAAGGCGCAGCAAATGCATTAACAGCTATAATACAGAAAAAAAATCCAACCTTAGTAAAAGAGCTTGGGGATATGCGAATACTTGAGATGGAGATGCGAAGTGTAGTAGATAAATACATGGCTCCATATTTCTTTAAACAATTAACAGTACAAGATGCTATAGATTTAGGTAATAAAGAGTGGGCAGGAAAAACAAGAGCGCAAGTTATAACTACTGGTGCTATGGATTATTTTGGAACAGACGCAGAAACAGCAATGAGTCAAATGTTCAGTGTTGATACTAATCTTTTACAAGGAAATAGATTAAAAAATAAAATCCTTAAAGAAAGAGAACTAGGTAGTAAAGCACGTTTAATTCCAACACTTTCAAATCTATTTAAAGGAGAAGCTACTATATTTAGTAAGGGAGATCCTACTGAAGTGGAAGGAATAAAAAAGGTATTAGAGGTAACAGATCTTGATCAGTTTATGGCTCCTAAACTAAAAGAAATAATGATAGATTTACGAGGTAGTTTAGCAGATCGTTCAATGGACAAAGCAAGAATGAATGAAACTGCAATGAAAAAAGATCTAGCCGAAGGTAGATTTAATAGAATATCACAACAAGTTATTCAAGAACGAAAAGAAGCATTAAGTAGTGGTTCACCAGCAGAACTTGAAAGACTAAGCCAACGAGTGTTTGTTAGTGGTCAGGAGACCTCTTTAGGTGAAGCATATGCACACCAAATTAGATTATTAGAAATGTCACACAAAATAATATTCAACGCTGAAGGAACAGATTTAGATCAGAAATATGGTAATACTATATTAGCGCAAGCACAAGTTTTAGTTGATCATTATGAAGGAAGAGATCAAACTTTAAGAGATGCAGCAATAGCGCAAATGAAAATATCTAATCCAAAATTAAATTTTGATAAGGCATTACCAACAGATATTTATAAAGCTGCATATTTATCTACTATTAATAATGCGTGGGCAGCCGCTACACCAGAAGACTATATAAACACATCGTTTCGTGGAAAAGGACCTAGTTGGACTTTAGAACCAGGTGAAACAGGCTATGTAGCAGGAGAACTTGCAATAGATGCAGCAAGACCTAGCGCTTGGCGTCCTTATATAAGAGAAGAAAGAAAATCAAATCTTATACCTAAAAATATAGATAGACTTAGCGCTCATTATACACCTGCAATTCGAGAAGTAGGTCCTGATGGAAAGCCTGTTTATTCAGAAGAATTACTTAGACTTATAGAATACGCAGATGCAGAATCTATAGATAACGCACGTATAGTAGTTTCAAATTATTTAAACGATGTACAGGACAGAGGCTACGGACAAGAAGGTGAACAGATTTTAGAAGTTATGTTAAATGATGATAGAGTAAATAAGATATTTTCTGATACAGGAGACAAGGGAGATTTATTAAATTCTTACAGATCAGGAAAGCTTAGTTTATACCGACCTGTAACTACGTCTGCGGTGCTTGGAATGCCTTATACTTCAATAACAGACACATCAGCATATGAAGACTTTACAAAAGAGGCGTCTTTAGAGGAAGTATTTCCAGAAAGAATACAACCACAATATGATATTCCTCAGATAACATCTCTTTTAGATAGAGAATAATCATGGCTAGAGTTAGATTTAATCTTCCTCAAAACGATGCTTGGGAAGCTTTCAATAAGCACATGGCTAGTTTAAGTAAGGATAGAGCAGTTGAAGAAGAAGAAAAGTCTATATTAAATTCTAATGCTATTGATCTTATTAATAGCCAAACAGATTCCAACAACATTCCAATACGCCAAGAGCGTATCATTCCTCAAGATTCTATTGAGGATTATAATAATATTATTCAAACAAATGAAGAAGAAGAACCTACCGTTTCTTCAAGTCTTGGTGCTGAGTATACGCTGGATCAATTAGAAAATAATCCTGAATTTAGCATGAGAGCAGAGCGCTTCATGGAAGAAATCGGCGATGATGAAGATATGTTTGAGTACTTGCGCGATGTTAATTTTAGTTTAACGAGTGCTTTAGCACGTGCTGGTCAAATGAAAAACTGGTCAGATCAAGCTAAAGAAGATTATATATATTTAAAAGAGTCTTTTGATAAAGCAAGTGTTGGTGGTTTGCGACAGGGTTTAAGAATGGCAAAAGATTTAACTATTGATTTAGTTGCTGATCCTTTAAATTTACTTGCTGTTGCTGTTGCGCCTGTTACAATGGGAGAATCTTTAGCGGCTAAAGCAGCCATAAGCGCTGCTGTTAGACAAGGACTTAAAAAGACTGCACGCGCCAAGCTGAAACACCGTGTTCTAGGTAAAAAGAAAGGAGAGTCTGCTGTTGGAAAAGCTGCATTATATGGCGCGGTGGAAGGCGCGGCGTGGGCAGGACCGCATGATTATTTTTTACAACAAGGAGATGTTGAACTAGGATTAAGAGATGATATTGATCTTACATCTGTTGCGTTATCTGCATCTTTAGGAGCAGGATTTACAGGAATTATGACAGGCTCAATAGGACTAATGACGGCTGCTTCACCATTAGTTTTTAGAAAAATGGCAAGAGTTTCAGATGAAGTATCTATTCTTAATGCCGCCGCCTCTAAGAGAGCGGTCATGGAGGATTATGATTCAGTTATTGATTGGCGATCAATAGACGATACTGGATACAATCCAAAGCTAGATAAAAATCCATCTAAATCACAGTTTGAAGAACAACAAATCTTAGATGAGCATCTAGATAATTCTTTTAATAGCTTTCTGGATACTATGTATAAAGGAACATCAGCAACAATTGGTAAGTCTGTAACGCGCTATAAAGAAAGAGCAAAGCAATCTCATACCCTTCGTCTTTTATTAGGACACTTTAGATATGATTGGTATCGGTCTATTTTTAATCCGTCTAGAATATTAGAACAGTTTTCTTTTGGCGAATCTCTAGGATCATTAAAAGCAAAATGGCAAACAGATTTAGAGGATGCATTATTTTCAGTGCATAGAACTGGTTATGCAAAACATGATTCATGGCTGCCTTCTTTTACAAATAAAAAATTAGATCATAAAGAAAATTGGATGTTAATAAATCGTATTCTAGATCCTAAAAGAACAGAAGTTCTTTGGAGAGGAGAACAAGTAGCTATAACAAGCGGTATAAAAAAAGCAGCTAATAAAATAAAAATAATAAATAATGAAATACATGAAGAATTAATTAAACAAAAATTAATAGCTCCTAGTGCAAAAATTGAAAACTACTTTGCGCGTAGATTGCAACATGATCTTATAGATGCAGATAGAGAAGGATTTAAAAATCTTCTTAAGACATATGGAAAACTAGATGAAAACGGAAACATGATTGATGGTGTCTATGCAAAACCAAGGAACGAGTTTGATGATAAAGTATACGAAGAATATTTTAATGAGTACGGTGACTTAGTTAAAGGTATTCCAAAAGAAGCAAGACCGATTGATACCACAGTCTTTGGTACAAACTTTTTAGAAGAAGCAAACGGCAATATGGAATTAGCTATGGATTATAAAGCTGAAGCTATAATAGAAGATATATTAGCACATAGATACAGTCCTTTTGAAACTAGAGCCGCTACTGGACCGCAACAAACTATAAAGACAGGAAAGCATGGGGTGCCGCAAGGACAATTAGGAGGAGCTACTGGATTTTTAAAATCTAGAGTGCTTAGCGGTATTCCAGACCATGAGTTTTTACCTAAAGACGGCGCTCTACCAGGAGGCTTTATGGATTTTCGTGTAGAACATGTCATGAATGAATATATCACAAGCGCTGCTCTTTTATCAAAGAGAGAAGAATTTTTTGGAAGAAGCCTAGATATCTTTTATAAAAGATGGATTCAACCTATGCGTGACGAGTTTAGAGAAAGCGGGATGGATGAAAAATTGGCAAAAGAGACTGAAGATTTACTAATAGAATTGTATGAACGAATCGGTGGCGTAAGCACGCCTATTCCTTTCGGTGTTGGTAAGGGAAGACTCTTTGTAGATATCGCTAAGTTATCACAGCAATTAGCACATTTACCTCTTGCTACATTGTCTAGTTTAACAGAACCATTAATACTTATAAGTAGAATAAGAGGACAAGATACTCCACAAGCGGCTGTTGATATTGGAGTAGCAATGGCTAAACAAAGTAAAAAAATATATACAGATATTACGAGAGGTGTACAGAGACAGTTTGGCGGTAAGCATTTAGGTCCAAAAGAGTTTGATCCTCTTAATCCAGATTTTGCGTGGCAAGAAGCTTATAAAGTAGGACTAGCTTTAGAACAAGCAGTTATAGATAGATTAGAAGGCTTATATGGTGGAGCCTCCACAAATAATACAGTTAATAGAATGGCTAGAGGCTTCTTTAAAACTACATTATTAACACAATGGACAGGTGCCGTTCAATTGGCTGCTTTCACCACAGGTAAAAGATTAATATTACAGAATGCTAAGCAACTAGCAACTGATCAAACTTTAATGGGAAGAAAACTATCTACTACATATAAAAATAGATTAGTAGATGAAATGAAATCTCTTGGTCAAGATGTAAGAATTGGAAAAGATGGCAAAGCTTATGGACCTTTAATAGATTTCTATAATGGATCATTAGTGGATGGAGAATTTAATTTACTCAAAGCAAGACATCTAGAGTTCTACGATAATAATTATTTAAGAGGTGCCAATAGATTCTCCAGAGAAATTATTCTTAATCCAGATATTACAGAAGCTAATAAACCTTTGTGGTATAGCCATCCTGCAGGACAAGCACTTACTCAGTTTGCTAGTTATCCTACAGCATTTAATAATACTGTTTTGAAAAACTTTGCATCTGATATTTTTAGAGATGCTAAAGATAAAAGATTAATAAGTTCTCCAAAAATTGTTTCTGCTGCACTATTAATGACAGCGACTGCTACATTTACTAATGCTTTACGTAGCGGCGGAACAAGTTTAGAAAAAGAACCAGGTGAAATATTGGTGGACTCTATTGATCGTTGGGGAGGTTTGGGTCCGATGATTTATGCACACCGCTTTAAAGAAAATGCTGAAGTAGGTAGTGGAATGATAGGCTCATTAGCTAAAGCACCTACTGGTCCTATAGCTCAAGATATCTTAGATGGTTTATTATATAGAAAAAGACCATTTGAAATCCTTTCTTCTAATATACCTATGTATAGTGCGCTACCGTGGGAAGCTAGAAAATACATAAGAGATGAAGGTAAGGCTGTTGATGATGCTATATTTGGAACAGGAAGAGTAGAGAAGGCAAAAGAACCTTCTAAAGTTTATAATCCTTTTCCTAATGTTAAAATAAAAGAGCCGCGATATTACGCCGCTAAAGGCGGTGTTGTAACAAACGTACCACGAGTTCCTAAAGAACCTGATGAGCGTGTAGATCGCATGACAGGTCTACCATATCACATACAAGCAGGAGTCTTAGGACAAGATGTTGAAGATAGAGTAACCTTTGCAGAAGGCGGTGCTGTTGATAGAGCAACACAAGAAACATATGCTTTTTTAACAAAAGATTTGAGAAAACAGGCTCCTATATTAGAAGATAATTCTTTTATAGCTGGTTATCCCGAAGAAGAATTAAGAAAAGAAGCAGTAGGCATTAAAGAGCCTATGTATCGAGAGATAAAAGAGAATACAAACTATCAAGACTTAATAGACTTTAGAGATTCTGAAACTATTGGAGTACATGTCTCCAGTAATCCATCAACAAACTCTTTAAAAGGATATGTAAATTTAGTTAATCCTTTAAATATAGCAGACATGGATGTGCCTCTTGAAGGTTTTAAATTTATTGAAGAAGTAGAAAATAATAAAGAATTAAAAAAAGAAATATTAAACAGTTCTATTGTAGACGCGGTTAAAGCTAAAGATCATATTGAGCATCTTTTATTTGAGCATGGCTTAAGAAAACAAGTAATAAACAATAAAGAAAATATACCGCACCTGAATAAAATTCTAAATGTTGTATCGAGCCATAAGATTCGAGAAACTTTAAAAGATATTGGTTATGATGGAATAATATACGCGAATAACAACAGTGAACCAACTTCCGTACAAATGGAAAACTTAGGCTTCGAACGAGAAGGATATGCATTTGGTGGAATAGCTAAAATATTATCTTCTTTTTTAACAAGAAGAACTCCTTTACGCAAAATAATCTCAGGCGGACAGACTGGTGTTGATGAATTAGGATTAAAAGTGGGTGCTGAAATAGGTTATGAAACAGGTGGTACAATGCCTAAAGGCTTTAGAACAGATATACCAGACGGCGGAGCATATGGTAAAAACCTTGCTGATAAATATGGATTAGGAGAACATGCTGAAAGATCTTATAGACCTAGAACAGTACAAAATGTAATGGATTCTGATGGTACTGTTATTTTTTCTATTGTTAATGAACGTGGAGGATTAGATAGTGCGGGTTCTAGATTAACAAGAAATACAGCAGAACAAAAAAAGAAACCGTATATCATTAATCCAACATCTGATGCGTTAGCTGCGTGGTTAAGAAATAATAAAATAAAAACTTTAAACGTGGCTGGTAATAGAATATCAACATTAAATAAAAAGGAAAACGCTGGACTATTCAAAAATTTTGAAGCTCGATTAAAATGGGGAATACTAAAATCAGGCGGTATAAAAGAACAGAAACAATTAAATACTATTCTTGGTAAAACAACAGCCGTAAAGGATGGTAAAAAAGCAATAGTCTTTGACAAAGGACAGCATAAGCCTGTTCTAAAAACAGACGCAGAAATAAGACAAGCGATGTCAGATAAGCCTAAGACTCTCTGGATCTTTGCTGATAACGAAACACGAGGAAGCATGGCAGATATAACAGGCTCTTCAGCAGCTAGAGCAAGAGGATTACCGAATGCTTTAGGTATAAGAACAAAAGCTAATCCTTCAGGTAAGAATCAATATTGGACAGAGCCTACAAATCAAAGAAGACAAAGCCACATACAAAAAATTAATGAGGATATTGAAGCAATATATAGAGCAATGGATAGTGGAGAATATGATAGACTTATAATATCACCAGAAGTACAAGGAACTTTTCACATGGGTAAATCTCCTATTGTGTCGAAAGTTTTGTGGGGAAAACTAAAAGGATTAAAGTCTTGGAGCAGCTCTTATTTAGATCCCGCTACACCGCCAACTAATATAGAGCAAAAAATAGGAGAACTATATGGTCCTAAGTGGATTAATCCTGATAAGGTTATAGATCCTTCCTACAAAACACCTATACAAAAAAGTAAAGTAGGAGCAACTGTTGCAGATAGACCTAGAGGCGCGACTGCTCGTGATCTTGGAGTACCAGAAGACGAAGCTCTTAAATCTAAAGGACACAAAGAAAGCATAAAAAGAGAACGCGCTATGGATCCTATACCAACAGACTTTAAAGAATTTCAAGTTTATATTAAAGAATTAGAAGAGTCTAATAGTCCTTATAAGATAGAACTCGCCGAAGAATTAAAGCTTGAATGGATGAAAGATAATCCTGAACTGCCTTTCCCTGATGATTGGATTCCTAAAATAATAGGCGGTGAGTGATGGCAACTGAATGGTGGAATGTATTTGGCGATGAATCTTTTGAAGAACTCAGAGCAAAAGAACAAAGATATGAAGAAGGAATTTCTAAAGTTGAGGAACAAGAAGTTTTAGAAAATATACAGAGTAAAATAGATAGAGATCGACAAGAAAAAATATTCCAAACAGAAAGACGTTCAGATGAATTAGCTAGAAAAGAAATAGATATGAGCTTTAGAGACAAAGGAACATATATTGGTTCTGATCCTAGATTTCCTGAAAGAATTGATGATCCAACAATATCAGGAAACTCTCCTGAACTTTCAAAAGTATATAATAGATTAGCTTTAAAAAACTTGGCAACGCCACAAGGTATTGGAAAAGGAAGTATGAATATTTATAAAGATAAAGCAGTTGCTCCTTTTAATATATTAAGAGAAAAAGATATACTAGGAAAAACTAAACTTTTAGAAAACAATAAAGCTTTAATTCAATACAATACAACTGATTTTACTGATACAGCAACACATGAACTTGTACATAATTTAATGCACAACTCAGGTTATGCTGATAGAGTATTAAAAGATAGATTAGGAGATCAAGAAATATTAACACGCGCGATAACTTATAAACTAAGAGGCGGAAAACTTTCTGATGCAGCATTACTTGAAAACATAGAAACTGTTACTAAAAAATATACGTTTCCAAATCTTCCTAGGTTTAGTGAAATTGGAACAGATGTAAATATTATAAAATATATTGATAAAGTAGTAGAAGATTTTGATAATTATTTACTACAAAATTTTTCAGACGGCGAACCAACAATAAATAGAAGAAGTAAGATAACATTTCAGGAGGATTTTGCAAAAGAACTACAGCAAAGATCTATACTTACTATCAATAAAGTTAAACAAAGAGAAGGCGATAAAAATTATGTATATAGAGATTCCCTTGGGTTTCTCACAGCAGGTATAGGACATAAATTAACTCCAGAAGAATTAAAGATATACAAAGAAGGAGATCCTATATCTATAAAACAAAAAAGGGAGTGGTTTAAAGAAGACACAGAAGAAGCGTGGATAGAAGCTTTTAGCCAATCAAAAAAAATAAGAAATGTTGATTTGGTCGAGCCTTTGTTCCATGTAAACTTTCAATTAGGAACAGATTGGATTGACAAATTTCCTAAAACATGGGATTATTTATTAGAGCAAAACTACGAAGCAGCAATAAAAGAAGTTGCTTTGAATAATTCTGGAGGTCCTTCTCTGTGGTTACAACAAACTCCTAAAAGAGTAAAAGATTTTCAACAAGGACTACAGGAAGTAATAGATAAAAGAAATGAAAGAGAACAAAGATTTAAAAATATAAATAAATCTATACGTCCTATAGGCGTAGACACCCCAATCTTTAAGACTCAAGAAGAAGCCGATGCTTATATGGATGAACTACCTAAAGCTCTACGTTCTAATATAAAGGGAATGATACAAGGCGCTGCTAGGTATTCAGGAGTTTCTTCTATCCCTGCTATTGGTGAATTAGGAGCATATAGTCAAGCGGCATTACCATTGTATGAGCGAGGATTACTTAGCCAAGAAGAAACTGTGCCTCCAAGTTTCTTAGAAGCAGAAGATAAATATACAAAGAAGATAGGCAAGGCTTTCGTACCTAGAGAAGCTGATGATTCTTCTGTCTGGATAACTGAACAAGCTGTTGGTTTAGGGATGCTAGGTGTTGCAGGTAAACAAGGCATAGATCTTATAAGGCAATATGGTCCACAAGCAGTATCAAAATTAAAAAGTTACTTTACTAAAAATCCAAAAGCCACAGTTGACGAGGCTGTTAATGGAATACTTGGTAAAGAAGCAACAAGACGAGATGTGCTAAAAGGCGCAGGCGCTGGTGCTGCGGTGATAGGTACAGCAGGTAAGATAGGTACTTCTTTATTAACAGCAGGAAAAGGTATCTCTTCTACTATTGTACATCCAAAACATATGATATTAAATGATAGTCTATCAGGACTAAAATTCTATCCTCCGCCATCTAAGAGAATAGTTGAACCAATATTTCACAGAGAATCAACTAACTATCCATGGTTATTTAAAAATTCAGAAGGAGGATATAATAATGATGCTTATCGGACTATTCATAAGCATTTTAAAAAACACGACTTAGATTTAAGGGATGATGTTGCATATTATAACAACATGTCAGATGAAATTGGCTGGGGAAAGGAGATATACACTCCATACACCGATTCTTCCAGAAGACGAAGTGAGGGGATAAGCAAGAAAGCTGCGAAGAAAGGTTCCCATAAAGACTTCTCTGACATTGCCCACAATATTCTAACAAACAAAAAAGGATTGAGT